TTAGGTAACGAGGCTAACTATGTCGAGAACGACCCAACAGCCCAGACCAAGTTGCAGTACATCCAAGACATCGTTGGCAAGAACCCGAAGGCTCAACAGCAGATGCAACAAGACCAGCACTTCCGTGCATTGCTTGAGAACTACATCAAGAATCTCCAGATGTCTATCAGCCAACAACAGAACAAGCAGATTGGTCGCACAGGCGTTACGCCAGTCGGTCAACAGGCGGCTGATGCTATGCAGGGTCAACTCCAGCAAGCGGAAGAGATGCAGAAGCAACAGGAACCCCAGATGGGAATGTAATCTATGCTACCACAAGAAATTATTCACGGCTTTGCATTCGATAATCAGAGTCCTCTTTGGAAGGCTACCCTTATGTTGCTCGATGCGTCTATCGAATCCGAGACGGCATACGCTCTCGCTAAGGAAAACAAGGGCGAAGACAGGGCTTACCATTGCGGTAGAGCCGAAGCCCTTAATTCCTTTAAGGCGGTCTTATTGACCACAAGAGACGCAGTTCTTAAGGATATTGGTAGAACTGAGTGAGATGTTTCGTGTGAAAATGGTACAAAACACAGTTTACACTTGCATAGGTTAAGTTTGTAAAGAATTTACCCTTAGTTCTGGGACTATAAAACCCTGCTATACAAAAATAGGACTTTAGACCTTTCTCTAATGAATACAGAAAATCAATCCGACCTTGGGACGGAATCAAACAACCCCACGCAAAACGAAGGCAAAGCCCCTGCCTTTGACCAGTCAAAACTTGCCGATATCATTGGCGAGTCCTTCCTAGGAGGCGAGGAAGTAGCGGAGGAGTCGGACTCCCAGAAACAGACCGACACGGAGGGTCAAGCGACCTCCGAAGAAGATAGTGAAGTTCTTTCACAGGAAACCAATACAGAAAGCGAACAAGAACAGTCAGAAGACTCCGAGGAAACCGAAGAAACCAAGTCTGAAGATGATGAACTTGAGCGTGGACTGCCAAAGGGTGTCAAGAAACGCATTGACAAACTCTCTGCCAAACGGAGAGAAGCGGAAGCAGAAGTAGAAAGATTGAAGGAAGAAGTGGAGAGACTGTCGCAAGAGGCTAACAAGCCAGCACAGACTCCTAAATCCGACAATCCGTACACAAATCTGAATACACTTGAACAAGTGAATCGTGAGGCTGAACAAGCCAAACAGATTAGACGCTGGTGCGAAATGAACCCCGATGGTGCAACTGTAACGGATAATAATGGTAACGAAACGGATTATTCCTCTGAGGATGTCAGAAGAATCAAGGTTAAAGCCCTTGATGCTCTTGAAGAACATCTCCCAGCCAGAGCCAAGTACATTGAGCAATTCTCACAGATTGACCAAGTGGCTAACAAAGAATACCCGTGGTGGAAAGACAAGAGTTCAAGTGAGCGTCAAATCGCTGACTCGTTCCTCAAGCATTTCCCCGAAATTACCAGATTCCCCGATTACAAGATGGTGCTTGGTGACTATATCAGAGGCGTTAAGACCCGTGAAACGGCAACTAAGCGTACTCCGTCACAACCTACAAGACAAGCATCTGCTCAACCGAAGCGTACAGCAACTCCTGCCTATGTTCCTCCACAAGAGGCCAAGGTTCGTGATGCTCAAAAGCGTTTCGGTGCTACTGGCTCCAGAGACGACCTTCAATCTATTATCGCTAACCGATTCCTGTAATCAAACCCTAAAACCTATATACTACTATGGCTAATCTCACAGAACCCTCCTTCTCGTCTGGCAAGAGAGAAGAACTCGCTGACCTCATCTCGCTGGTCGATGCTAAGGATACTCCTTTCACATCGATGGCTAAGAAAGGTTCAAAACCTGGCAATACCCTTTTCAGATGGCAGGCTGACCGCCTCCCGACTCCGAAGACAACGGGTACAGTCGATGGCACAGATGTCACCTCCTATGAAAACTATGTCAAGGATGGCGGCACAACCTATCGTGCTGAACTCAGCAACTACATCCAAATCTTCCGTAGAGCCGTCCGTGTCTCCCCTCTGACACAGGATATCTCCACAGTCGCTGGTGTGCGTGACGAACTGGCGAACAATGTTGCCAAGGGCATCCAAGCCCTAAAGCGTGACATGGAGTCCACTTTCTGCGGTACGCAGGGGGCTCAACTCGACAACGGCACAAACGCCTACCTCACCCGTGGTCTCGACAAGTGGCTCAAGCCTACTGCCTCAGTTGACACAGTTCTGCCCTACGACACTCAGTTCGCTACCCCTACCGCCAATCGCTCAACTGTTGGCACAGCGGCTCTGACTGAAACTGTCGTGCAGGATGTCCTCACAGGCATCTACACACAGACAGGCCAGTATCGTGACTTCGACCTCCTTTGCGGCTCTGCCCTCAAGAGAGCGTTCACGAACCTCGCTTACACCACAACCCAAGGCACAGGCACAGCCCCGATGACCGCTATCCGCACCCTCAACAGAGAGTCGGACGCTCAGTCCTATATCTCGTCTGTCGATGTGTTTGAAGGTGACTTCGGTAAACTCCGTCTGCACCCTTCGCACTTCCTCAAGGTGTCGTCTGGCGTTGGCTCGACCTTCGCTGGTTATGTCATCCCGTTCGACATGGTTGAAGTTCGTTATGGCGGCAATGTCGCTGGCGTGACGGCTCTGCCTAACGCTGGTGGTGGCGAAGCCCGAATGATTGAAGCGGTTGCTGGCCTTTGCGTCTACAACCCGCTGGCGTTTGGTGTCTTCGACTTCACCGCTTAATTAACGGATGTCAGACTTTATACGAGGTCTGGCTGAGGTGGTTCCTCCTCACTTGCAAAAGCGGGTGCAGGAGGAACTTATCCGTGGTTGGAGACAAGAAGAGGTTAAGATGAAGGCTGTTGCACAACAGGCTGGACACTTTGACCGATTCAATGAAAACAAGGCTATCGAAGGTGTCGGTCAGAAAATCGCATCAATTCCCGTTCAAGCGTGGCATTACTGGGGTCAACGCCTTGGTTATGAATGCTGGGAGGATAAGACATTTATGCGAGAGTTCTTGAGAGACAACCCCGAAACCGCTGTTAAGAATTATGCTAAAAAGGCTTGTGTCAACGGAGCCATATTCACCGCTGACGGATACATAACCAAATGAGAACCACAGATTTCAGCCAAGTGCTGTTCGATGCACTTCAATACTCTGGTAATGACCGCCATAACATCACGGACGAAACATTCTCCCAGTTCCGTGATTTCGCCCACGCTAGACTGCGTGAGGCTTGGGAGTCAAACAACTGGATTGAGGTCACTCGCATCGATGACTTCACCACAACACAAGACGCTAGCGGAACGAACTACTTCGTCCCTTCGTCTGATGCATCTGAGATACTGGGTGTCTGGAATAGAAACCCACAAGACTCGTCAAGAGTCTCCCAGTACGACTATCAGATTTACGATACAGGCTCTGAAATAAGAGTCATCCTGCCTAGCATTGTTGCTAGCGGGTCGTATCAATACAGAAAGAAATGTCCTACCCTCACAGGCGACACCTATTCTGCTACTATCCCGTATTATCAAGGTAGCCAAATCTACTTCGATTCTGGCTCTGGCACAGGTTCTAGAACACCTGTTGCTGGCAAGCCTCATAACGGCAATTTCTATACCTGCCTTGCTGTCTCTACGACTTCTGGGCAAAACCCTAACACACACCCTACGCTCTGGCAGAAAATCGAGATTCCGTACATATTCGGCTCGTTCCTCTCTTGGGGTTCTGCGGCTAACTGGTATGTATCCGAAACAATGATTAACGAGGCGACTGTCATCGAAGGCAAAGCCGCCCAAGTCATTGAGCAAGAATACGACAAGTTCCTCCGTCAGCAAGGTCAATTCGGCAAAATCAATATGAGAAACACCTACTAATTTTATGTCAATCATCTCCGTATCATCCCCATTCCTCAAGTCGTTCACGCATTCAACGACTAATGTGAACACATCTATCGTTTCCCTGCTGGCGGCGGCGGCGGCTCACGAAAAGCGTATCAGCGTCATTATCCAGAATCAGTCGTCTACCGCTACTGTGACTGTCATCCTGTCGGCTACCGCCACGACTGGCATTATTCTCCAGCCAGCAACCTTCTTCAATATCGACAACTACAACGGCACAATCCGTGTGATTGCTTCTGCGGCTACGACTCCTGTTCATCTCGCATATGCGGTTGTGTAATGAGACACTTCGTCTTCTATTACAACTTACCTAACCAACCCGTATGTCTGTCTTCCTTAGCCCAAATCTACCTGCAAATGTAGTCGAAATTGGCAATGAGATTACTCAAGCCAAAATTAACGAGATTAACGCTGGTACTCTAGCCCTGCAAACTTGGGTTTCTGCTTCGTATTTAACTACGGCAACTGCCTCAAGCACCTACCAGACGCTTTCTGGGATGACTTCGTATTTGACTACCTCTGCGGCTAGTAGCACATATCAGCCCATTGGTTCTTATCTGGTTGATGCTCCTTCTGACGGCTCTGAGTATGTTCGTAAGAATGCGGCTTGGGCTGTTGTAACTGGCGGTGGTGGCATTCCAGATGCTCCTAGCAATGGAAATCTTTATGCCAGACAGAATGCGGCTTGGACTGCATTTTCAGTTACACCTTCCGTAACTAACATTGACCTCACGGGTAACTTCAATGGTTACTCGATGGGTTCTGGCTACTACTCGTTCAAGTATGACTCTTCTGCTAACACCCTGCGTATGCAGGATGGCGTTGGTTCTGGATTAACTGTTTCTGCTACAGGAATTACATTCCCCGACTCTACCACGCTTACAACTTCTCCTTCCGCTTTTGTTGATGCTCCTAGCGATGGCAACTACTATGTTCGTAAGAACGGGGCTTGGCATCAATGTCAGATTGCAAGTGTCTATGACAACACTACGATGTCTAATCAAGATGTCTTGAGAACTTAATCTTATGTTTGAACTTCTTATCTATCTCATTGCTAGTGCTATCCTCTTCATCGCTGGCTTCTATGCTGGCGTGAAGAACTCCGAGTCGAAGAAAGTTGCTTGGGGCAAGGAAGTCATTCGCAAACTAAAATCTAAGGATTAATGGCTGAACAGGGGACATATCTTCGTGATGGCGACCAAGGATTTATTGGCTTAAACAGTCGTGATAATCCTTCGTCTTTGCCTCAAGGGTATGTCTCCGAGTCCATTAATTACCGCCTAGACAGAGGCGTTGCGACCCCTAGGCGTGGGTTGCAAAGAAAGACCATTGGTGCTATTGTTGGTCTAGATATCTACGGGACTTGCACATTCATTAACAGCACAGGGCAGGAGATAATGGTGCTGGTCACAACCGACAAACTCTGGACTTATAATCCGCAGACTGAGGTTCTGTCATTGCCTATCAGTTTTCCCGTTGGAGAGACAATCACGACTTCAGACGGGTGCGATGTTATACAAGCCATAGACAGGGTTTTCATAACTAGAGGATTTAGCAAGCGTCCGTTGATGTGGGATATGGCGACCACTATAATTGCGTTGCCGTCTACGACTGGAACAGGACACGAATTTCCTAATTGCTCTCAGTTGCTATACTACGGCAACAGATTGATTGCACAAGGACAGCACCACAGTACTAGTGTTGCGGCTAGAAACAGAGATACAGTCTCCGTTAGCAATTATCTTGAATACACCCATTGGGATATTCTTGATTCATTCACCTTCAACAACGGGGGCAACGATGAGGTCGTAGCCGTTGCTCCTTGGACGCTGAACGAGTTCACAGTCTTTATGCGTCACAGCATATTCTATGTGAACACAGGAGTTGGTCGATACGCTACGGGCGATGCCCTATCGAGCGACTGCTTCATCAAGACTCTTGTTACTGATGTAGGCTGTATGGCTAGGAAAAGCGTTGTACAAGCCAATGGTGGCATTATCTTCCTGTCCGACAACGGGGTGTACGCCTTGAATCCAACGCAAGTCGGCTCTAACGAATCGATGAGGTTGCTGACCTCTGCACAGCCTATCTCAGCCCCAATCAACGATGTCATTCAGCGAATCAATAGAACTTACGCTTATCGTTCTGTGGCTGTTTATTGGGACAATCGTTATTACCTCGCTGTACCTCTCGATAACTCTGCTACGAACAATGCCGTTCTTATTTACAATTTCATCCTTAATGCTTGGGAGTCTGTTGACACATTCCCCGCTGGCATCGATGTCTTTAATTTCATAGTAGCCAAGAAGGACAACATCAGACGCTTGTTCATCGTTGACTCAAACGAGGGTGTTTTCTTGACAGAGGAATTAGACTACGATGAGTATGGTTCCCAGTTAGGTAAGCCTAAACTAGACGACCCTGCATTTAAACTTGATACAGAGGGTGCTAGACTTGAGCCTACGAAGTTTACGCCAATTACTATCGACTCGTCACTCAAGACAAGAAGATATACATTCGGCTCGTTTAACGACAAACGATTCAGTTCAGCCGAAATAGACTTCGACTTCCAGATTGGCTCAGAAATCGCCACCTATGTCGATGTGTCAAACGAGGATTCCTATGCCTTAATTGACGACTACACTTCTCCTACTGATAACGATGAGACCAGAAGAACACCGATTCGTAAATTCGGGACTGGACTCCGCTTTCAATTCATAGGAAACTTCCGACCTTTCATACGCTCTGTCTATGCTTATGCTAGCCAAAAGAGCAAAAACTTAATCTCAAAGAAATAATATGCCACAAATTAACTCTGGTAAAAGCCCTCCGTGGGTATCTGGCGAAATCGTCACAGCGGCTGGTCTTAATGGAATGATAGATTCTGCGACTATCGACCCGTCTGCGATTACTGCTCAGTCTAATCTCGCTACGCTTACTGGGAATGAATACGCTTTAATAGTAGATACTACTGGTGTTTTAAAGAAAACACAACTTAAGAACAGTTTGCTTACTGGGCAAATGATTGAAACAGACCTAATTAGAGGAGAAACTTCAAATGGAAATCTTCTCATTCAATCAACTGGCAGTTCTTCTGTTTTACAACTTCAAGCGGGAACAGACTTCTTAGGAGATGTACAGGTTAATTGCACTAATTTAACTTTAAATGCAACAAATGCTTTTGCAAACAGCGGGGCTGTTTCTATTTCATCTGGGACAAGCGGAATGAGTTTTTTAAGTCAAGGAAACCTTGAGTTTATAGCCAACCATCCTGTTTTTAATTTAACAGGTGCAATCAAAATTCCTGTTGGTACAACAGCCGAGCGTCCAGCAACGCCTGTGGCTGGTGATTTAAGATTTAATTCTACTATAACTGATGCTGAAGTTTATAATGGAAGTAATTGGAGTTCAATTTCTCAGCCTAAAGTTTATGTAATATTTGGAACTGCTACTGGTGCTACTGGTGCTGGTGTTGAAAATATGGTGTATCAAACGCCTGTGCTTACTGTTCCTTCTGGTGAAACTTGGATATATGAAGTCTATGTTCAAACCACATCTGGTCATGTTAATGGAAACACAAGGTCGGCTTATGGGGATGTTAAAATGACAGTTTATAATAACGCCACACTACTTCAAACAATCAATGGCTCGACTGCTCCTTATGGCGGTCATGTGGCTACACACACTTTCGCTAAATCGTTTACTTCCGCAGATGTTTCTCCGAGGCTTATAGTTAAAACGCTAACAAATTACGGCTACAACGAAGAGCCTAAATATATGATTAAATTGACCAAGGTAAAAACATCTACACTTTCTGATGCTTCTTCCTGTATCTAATTAAAGTAATGATATTGGACAAACAAATTGCATTCATCCTTTCCCGCAGAGATTCGGGCAAGCGTGTTTGCTTTGGGTTTGACGACATTGAGTTAAGAACTTACCTCCGCTGGTCTTCCTATTTTGGATATCTCTTTGAGGTCTGGGAAAACAAGGAAATTACTGGTCTTGGCGTTGCCTATCCAGTAAAGAACAATACACCGACTGAGGATGACCTATGCAAGTTCTCTGAAGTAGTTGACTTTAAACTAGAAGGGATGCACCCTCTGTGCATTATGGACTGGATGGCTACAACGCCAGAAGCCCGTAGAACTCTTGTTACCGACTTCAAGAGGAGATTTCCTAATTGGGAATATCAGAAAAAAGTCGGGATGCAGAACGGCAAATTCCGTGAACTGCCTAACAAATACATCAATCTTTTAAATACTATATAACAATGGGAAGCAAAATTAAAGCACCAGCACCACGCTCCTATATGGACGAAATGCAGTCTGCGTTAAACGCACAGGCTGGCATTCAAGGGAATTTAATCAATCTTGAGAGGCAGTATACCCCTCAATGGCAACAACTCCAACAGGAGAACTTGATGGGTGCTATGGGCAACATCAATGCTCTTTACGGACAAGCCATTCCTCAGTCTGAGACTCTACAAAATCAGATGCTGGCTTCGCAGGGTCGAGTCTACTCTGGGGTAGGTGAACAGGCCAGAAACGCCTACAATGCCACGCTAGACCCCACTACGGCTGGCCTATACAGCACAATGGCTTCACAGGCGGCTGGCGGTCTTGCTAGCGGTAGAAACCTAAGTGACCAAGAGATGCGGATGGGTCAAGGTTCTGCTAGGGCGGCTATGGCGGCTAGGGGTATGCAATTTGGCAACCAAGCGATTGCGGCTGAGGTTCTGAACTCATATAACCTCTCTAACGCCAGAGAAGACAGAGCCAGACAATTTGCTGGTCAAGTCTACGGCATCGGTCAAAACAACGCTTCACAGGCTATGTCGATGTATGGTCAACCTCTTATGCAACAAATGAGTGCTGTTTCTGCAAGCGGAATGCTTGGACAGGCTGGTACTTATAACTCTGGGCTTGGGGCTAAACTCTTCCAGCCAGAATCTCAGTACAACGCTGGACTGATTTCTGCTAATAGACAAGAACAGATGCAAGCACAGATAGCGAACCAACAGGCTAAGGCTGGCATGATTTCCGCTGGCATTGGTGCATTAGGAATGGCGGCTGGAGGATTCCTTGGAAACGCTGGACTGTTT